TTCATCTTTTGTTAGTGCATTTGCTTTACTTGGTAAAAACAATAATATTGCTAAACCAATTACTGCTCCCCACATTATTATTTTTTCTTTCATTTTATCTCCAAGGTAACATTGTCATACCAATTTGATTTAAACCCAACTCTAATAATATGAATACCAATAGACAGGGGCCTAATTGCCAAGCCCACCATTTCCAACCTTCTAAACTGTCTACCCATTGTCTAAGTTTGCTGTTTCTTGCTTTGTCATAGGCTCCACTTTTTTCGCCTATTTCATTTGCCCAATAGTTTGGGTCAACCCAATCTTTTAATTTTTTTAAAAACTTAACTATCATCTATATGTTTCCAATCTTCTCTAAACAAACAGAAGCGAGTATTGCCATCTCCAGTTTCATATACAAACTGCATTCCTAATAGTTGTACAACTGTGCCTTGGAATGTTCCGTTTAATCTACATGTATGCTCTATTAGGTCTCCTAATTCAGGTTGACGTTTTTTCTTACTAGGCATTAACATACTCCATTAATTTGTTACTAACTCTATTTATCGCCCATTTGTTCATAACATGGATATCCAGCCCACGCCACCTGCATAACATAAAGTCGCCTAAACTTTTTGGTTTCTCAAGATAAAAAATGATTTCATTTTGCGCCGGAGCACTATGTATATCATCTGTATCAAAAGTTTTATACAAATGGGGGACTGGAAGTTGTGGTATACCTTTATCAACAAATCCACTCATCATGTGTGCGGCTACACTGAAACTGTAGTCGTTTCTGTATAAGTTGCCGGGCCACTTGTAGACATCTTGATAAAATTCTCTATTGTCTCTTACGTGAGCAACTGTCTTAAAAAATTGTTCTGCAAATGCAGACTTTTTAAAATATACGACAGTTGCCCAGTACATCGTAATTCCTGTGCCACTTAATCTTTTAAGTGTTGGGTCATCTCTTTCAGACATTATATCTTGGTACGACCAGTTCATCATAAATTCGTTTTCATGTCCCCAACAACTATTTAATGTGTTACTTAAAATTAAATAATCAGCGTCTATAAGCAACGTTTCATCGTAGGGTGACAAATTGTATGCATCACATCTATCAACGTTGTAGAAGGGCAATGGCTTGCTTGTATGACTGGTATCTTTGTATAGTCTGGTATTAATGTTTTTAAAGTGTTTGTCTTTCTCTGTTATGATTATATTTGATATAGCATTGTTTACAAACTCCTCTCCTAGTTCAGAAGTTGTATAATCATAACTTGCTTGGTTTGTTACAACTGTAACATCTTTTATATTACAATTTTGTTTTATAAGTAAAGCATTAACCACAGCAAGTTTGAGATAGTCTATCTCATTATTGTTGTGGGCAAACATGATAAATCCCTTACTCATTTGATAATAATGTCCTTGTTTCTTTCCAATCTTTTACAGCAAATACTTGATGTGGTTGTAAAAGTTTTGCTAATGGATAATCGTTTCCTGCAGGATCTGTCCTGTCACCATAAAATTTAATTCTATTTGTATTACTGAACTCATTTAAAATTTGTGCTTTGTTACAGCCTTTTTTAAATATATCTATACCTGTTTCTCCACCTACGTCTGCTAGTAAGTCAGGATACTTTTCATTAAATGCTGTAGCAATTTTTTCTCTTTCTTTTGTTTTACAATCGTATTCATAATATTCTTTACGTTGTTCTTGATTTGCATTACGACCTACTACACTAAAATTACACATGCCTGTTCTATCTTCAAAGTGTAACCCTGTGCGTAACGGAAAAGGACTGTGTTCTAATTTGAAATTTAACCATTGCTTTGCATCTAAAGGCAGTTCCCAATCGTTGTAGTATAATTCTTTATCTCTTATCCATCGACTGTTACCACTACAGTTGTAAACTCGCATACATGCATTGTAAATTGTTTCACCTACTTGCTCTACAGTTTTATCTCTGTCACTGCCTGTGACTAAAAATACTCTGTGTGTATGACAAAATTTTAAAAACTCTTTTTCAAATGCAGAGTCTATTTTTCCTCTACTTGGAGTTAAAGTTCCGTCTACGTCAAATATATAATCATGTATCATCGATATCTAAATCAATCAACTTATGTACTTTTCTAGCCTTCTTTAATTTAGTGTACTCTGCATGATATTCGTTTACGGCTTCAAAGTATCGTGATAAGATTTCCTCTAAAAATTTTTCTAAATCATCTATCTTTATTGGATTGTTGTAAACATCTAACAAAACTGCATTAGAATATTCTTTTTCCATTAATAATTTTACAAATGAAATAAGTTCTTGTGAAATCTCGAATGTGCCACCATTTATGCTGTAACTTAATAATGTTTGTACTTTTGCCTTTAAGGCATTGTGCTGTACATTCAAAGTCGTGCGATAATTAGCGAACTCGAGTGCTTTTGTTAGTTTAGACGACATGTTACATATTTATTAGTCATAAAAAAAGCCAGTGTTACTAACTGGCTTTCTTTAATTTGTTTATTCTTATAATCCGTCTGAAGAAGCATAAGTTGGTGCTGTAACTACAACACCGTTGTTTGCTCTCTTTGTTTGAACAACACTTGATATTGTGCCGTCTACACCGTCAACGTATCCGTCGCTGTCATCTGCGTTACCGTCAATACCGTCTGGTCCAATACCGTCACCTAATGCGTGGTCATCTCGCATAATAACTTTAAATGTTACTACTGTTGGATTTGTTGTGCTATTTACTGCCGCCTCTATTTTATAATAGTTACTTGCATAAGAACCTGAACCATATTTAATATACAGTTGTTGGTAACTTGTTGTTAGTTCGTAAAAACCTTTGTTAGCACTTGTACCTGTACTTGCTGAACTTGTGGTGTTGTTTAAGTTAAAAGTAATAGTACCCATTCCACTTAATAAGTTTGTCCAGTTAGTATTTTGTGAGCCTATAGTTCCTGCACTACTGCCTGAAGTACCACCACTTCTTGAACCTGTAAATAGTACTTCACCACCTGCATTGAAAAATGCTCTTGCATGTGCCTCACTACTAAATGTCGTTGTAAATACATGTGTAATTTCTGGAGTTGCTGAACTACCCCAACCAGTTGTTCTTGAACTTGTACCTGCGGAGTCTGTTGTTAAACTTGCACTTGGTACAGTTAATCTAGCATCAAAAACGTCTTTTACATCGTCCATCAAGTTGCTCCAGTCAGTTGCTGTAATACTATCACCTGAACTGCTGTCTGAACTACTTGAACTGTTTAATGAATGTCCTAAGAAAGTAGCAAGAGATTGTACCTCGTCCTGTAAGTTTTTATAACCGTTATCAGTACTGCTGGCATTAATCGTTTCACCTGTTGCCGCATCTAAACTACCAGTTGACTGATTATAACCATATGTAGTACTTGCTGAGTATGTACCTAATGTTATATCATTCGGTGTACCAAGTTGTCTATAAACATTGGCAACCATATTGTCATAATCTGCTGATGCAATAGTATCACCTGCAACGACTTGAACCATATTAGTTCCGCCTGTTACTGTTAAAGTTGATCCACTTGCCATAATATTATCTCCTACTTAATAAGTGTATTTACCTTATTTAACTCCAATGACTGCTTCTATAATACCTGCGTCACCATCTTCTTTATCTTGTAATGCTCTACCAATTACTGCTCTTGCATCATACTCATCTGAGCCTAATGCCCAAGCAACACCTGGAACATCTGAACTTACAAGTCTTTCACCTTTTGCAACTTTACCAATTACTTTTACAGGAACTCTTCCTGCTAGTGCTATTGGTAGACCTTCTGCTTCTGCGTTCATTAAGTATGCTGGACTTGTTGAAACAACACCAAACACATCTACATCTGCATGTGATTCTGTTTGTGTAATTTCCGCTGATCCACCAATTTTAACAACCGTTCCTGCTTCGTAGTCTTCATCTGAGGAATACACCTCAGCCATATCCGCATATTGGGCCGCTGTTGCTGTTCCAACAAAGAAGTTACCAGTAATGTTACCTGATGCTGTAACTGTTGTTGCACCAGTAATAGCACCTGCTGTAGAACTTAATGTTCCATCAGTCAATGTACCACCTTGTACTGTACCTGATAATGTTGCAGAAGCACCTGCTACGTTACCGTTAAATGTAACAGCATTTGCTTGTCCTGTTAATACTGCATCAACACCACTAAATGTTGAACTGTGAACAGTACCAAATTTTGTTCCTGCATTACCAATGTTTATACTGTTGTCTGTTGCAAGTATGTGGCTACCAAATGTTTTGTTTGACATTGTAGCAACACCTGTAGTTGTTAAAACTGCATCACCACTTACATCAACAACAATATTTCCTGTTGCTGGATTTCTTAAGTCTCCGTAGAATCCTAAGTTGTTTACCCAAACGTTTCCTTCATTAACTGTTACATTAGAAATAAATGCTTGGTCAATAGGTGCCGCATTAGAACCAAAACTTTCAACGTTTAGTCCACTAATACCACCACCGTTTGCTAATGTTACGTTTGTAACATATAAGTTATCAATTGGAGCATCGCTCTCACCAATATCTAAAACAACACTGGTTGAACCACCTGTTTTTGCTTTCTTAATATATTGTGCTGAACTTGATGCTGGGTCACCAACAAAAATTGTATCAATGTGCAATTCACTAAATCTAGATCCTGCATCACCTAACTTCTCTTGGTCTGTTGTTGTAGGAACATAACTACGTCCTACATGAATAATATTGTTTGCATCTACGTTACCACTACCTGTTTGTATAGCATTTGCAATGTTGGCTTCTAATGCCACGTTTGCCAATGCAATAGCAGTACCTGAATATTTTTGTCTTAAGTTCATACCAGGTTTAATTTTGTTACCAATACCTGAAGTATCTGTAAACTCTGTGTATAAACTTACATCTGCTAAACCTTCAATTTCCCAAGCCGCTGTTGAATCAATTTCAAACTCAGTATGGTCACTGAATATTGCCATTACACTTTCACCACTAGTGGCTCCAGCATAAGCATTAACACCGTTGTTCACATACATTAATGCTAGTACGGCACGTTTGATTCCATCGTTACCTGGAACATACATGGTTCTAATTCTAGTACCATATAAACTTGGACTACCTACGTCGGTAATACCACTGAAAGTATTTGTTACTTTACCTGCATAACTGGCATCTACAAACGCCGTTCCATTATGCACTTTTAATTTGTCATCTTTTGTATCATAGTAAGCAGTACCTGTGTTCACACCGCCGCTTGGTGCCGCCGCACTTACTGTAATACTCATTCTTTGCCAACCACTACCATCGTAAACTCTCATTACGTCTTCATTCTTGTCGTACCAAATCTGACCTGTTAATAAAATGTCATCACTTGGTGCTGAGCTACTGGCAAAGTTTTCTAAATGTCTTACTGAGTTTTGAACAAAGTATTGTCCATAACCAGAAACATTTCTACCGACCAATGCAACACTGAAAGAAGAGTTTACCTGACTAGCGGCTACGTTAATGGTTCTTGAACCATCTGTATTTTGTACTGAATAAGTCATTTTTTATCCTCTATTAATTTAACTGTACTCTCACAGTATATATAATTTCAATTGTTCTGTTTGCACTTTTTTGAACTGGGTGAAATATTACATGTGTTAGCAATTTACTATCAGTAGGGTCTGTTGCATAACTGAGCAAACCAAGTTCATCAAAAACGTATGTGCCTTCATTAGTTGTACTACTATCAAAGTCGTCTTGTCCTGCAGGTTGGTTATAACCTAATGTACAAGTCATCTTTAAATCTGTAAAACTAGTTCCTGTGATTATTTCAATCTTATCTGTAGTTGTATTGTTGCTTATGACTTTTTCATAAGTTCTACTATACAGAGTTGCACTATTTTCAAAAGACTCGCTCACACGTGGTGCTTTGTAAATTACTTTACCTGCTGAGTCTACACTTGTTGCTCCGTTACCAAAAGCCATATAATGGATATACGCACCAGCCTGATTTGTTAAAGCATTTGCAATAATGTTCGCCATGTTACCATAGTGAATTGCGTTTCGCTTATTAACAAACTCTTCTTTAGTTTCTGCATCTCTAATCAGGATGTGACCTGACATTTTGATACCAGCATTTTCGTCGACTGGTTTAGTCTTGTCCATTTCTTTCTCTGCTTTGTCATTGCTAACGTTCATATTCTTATTTATCACTTTTTGTTAAAATATGTTTTAATTCTTAATCGAAATTGTGCAAGAAGTCGATTATACTTGTATTGGCTTGCAATACAGTACCTTTATCTGTTAAACTTCCTGCCTCTTTAAGGGTTTTATCACCCGAATCCCAACCTGTGTTTTCGTCTACATCAAAGGATGGGAGTGTATAATTTTCTACACCACCAGATGTTGGTTTGAATGAACCCACGCCGTCCCAACTAGAGTCAAATCCAAATGTAACATTTCCTGCATCAACATCATATGGTAGGTCACCTACAATACCTGCTGTGGTCATTACATTGTTTTGGAATCCTGTTAGAGCACCTGAGCCATCCCAATCATCATCAAATGGTATAGTATCATCAAATATTTCTACTGGTTTAATCCAGTTAAAGTCCTCAGGATCTCTTAATAAGTTGCCATTGGCATCTCTTAATCTTATATTCTCAGATTCTTCTCCGTTGAATATACCTTCTCCTGATGTAATAACTGTATTAGGTGTAGTACCTTTTGTTCCTCTTGTGATACCTTTTAATTTATTGTTTACTGTATCACGTAATTCGTATTCTATTCTTTCACCGTTGATCCAAACAACTGCTGTGTCTTGTATAGATGCTCTTGGCAATTTACTTGCATCTGCAACACTAATTTCGTTATCCCAAATATTTACATCTGCTGTTGTTGTAGTCAATGCATTGATAGTTCTTCTGTAGTATTCGCTTTGTCCAAATATATCTAAGAATACCAAGTAACGTACATCAGTACTATCTGAACTAATTTGTGTATTACCTTTAGTGTAAACATCCATAGTTAATGTTTCTAGTGGCTGTACTACTGCAAGTTCTTCTGGTCTGTCTGGACCATATCTATGTTTTAAGAATGTTGTTGCATCAAAACCGTAAACAGTTTCATCGTTCACTCTGTAATTAACATTACCTGATGCTGTTTCACTGAATATGCCAACAAAGTTATCAACTTCTGTTTCTCTGTCAAACAATCCATCGTCCCAACCATATGTGTCAAAACCTCTAGTGTCTGTGTAGAAGTTTGATGGATGTGTTCCAGGTACAACATCTGTAAACACATTAGCATCTAATGTTTCACCTTGGAATGTTGCATGTACTTTACTCTTAATTAAGTCTAGTGCAGATTTTAAGTTACCGTCTGCAACCATATTAGTCATTATAGAAACATTAGTTGTAATTGTTGTATTTGAACCTGAACCTACACCATATGCTGTATCAAACGCATTGGTAATAGCAGTTCTTACATCAGGATCAAACTTCCAAAGTCTTTCTGGTGCTGTCCATTTTAGTTCTACATTAGAAATGTTTATATTACTATTTGATTCTATTGCTACTAAGTTTTTGGCAATAGACACATTCATAGTTTCTAATGTTGGATCAAATCCGTCTATGTATTTGAACTCAATTTTATCACCATTGTTTGGTACACCAATTCTATTATTAGTGTTTGCAGTATCTGTGAAACTTATAAATGAGTTGCCAACATCAACAGTATAGTTTGTAACATTGCCACTATCTGATGTTTTGGAAATTTTTTCACCATTTACAAAAACTTCTAATCTATTTTCGTCTTCTACAGTAAAGTTAAAGTTGAATATAGTTGAAGTTCCATCTGCTATAATTTGTTGTGTAGAGCCACCAGACGTATTTTCATACATGTCGCCTTTGACTCTATCAAAAATAATTCTTTGGTCAAACGTTCTTATTTTATCACTGTTGCTTATGAATCCTGCATAATCTTTATTTGAATTCAATATAGTATTATCTGCGGCTACTCCGGCATTTAATATTCTTACACTATAATTGTCTTCGTCATAGTATGGAGGTCTATCAAAGTCTGATGTACTTCCTGACAATATTTCTACAGGTGCCTTTTTAATATCACTATAGTTTCTAATCTTACTACTGTAAGGTTTAACTTCGTTAAAGTAATCAATTGCTTTATCAAAGTTATCTACTTTAAATCCTTTAAATGGTATAAGGTCTGTTTCTTCTTTTACAACTTTTAAGTATGTTGTCTTAAATGCCCAGTCAAGTTCACCTTGTTCTGCATAAGCATATTTTAACATTTCAAAGAAGAATTTATTCCAATGCACTTCGTATGTGTTAGTGAATACTTTTTCATATAATGCTATAAGAATATTTCTTATTTCCATTCCTCTCAGTAAAGTTTGAGAATCTTTATGTACACCTTCAATCCATTTAACAGTTTCATTTTCCATTGCAATTAGATTAAATGTATTAGTTTTCTTGTCGTATTCATATAGTCTGTATCGTTCACTATCATTTTTCTGTACTTGAATAATACTTTTATCTAATACATTTTCTAATAATCCAAACTGTTTTGTATCTGTAACTTTTCTTAATGGCTTAAATGTGTTGTCATAATATACAGTACTGTTGTCTATTTTATTAACTCTTTGCTTTTCATACCAGTTAGTATCTTGTAACAATGTGTACCCTGTTGGCAAATTATCTTTCCAATCAATAAATGATGTTTCCATTTTAAGGTCTCTGAATATTTCATTCATCACAGAAAACATTTGCTTTCTTGCTTTTTTAATATCCTTAAACATTGTTTGTCTAGGTCTAAATTTAGAACCAAATCTTTCTGATAAACTTAATCCAGTACCTGGTACTATTTGTTGTATAGCATTATATCCTGCTAAACTGTCTATTAGTTTAATACTTAAATTTCTAGGTATAGCACCATCAATATCATTTTCACCTGCTAAGTTCCAACTAGTATGTTTTTGTGATGCTTCAGTTTCTTTACGTTTAAAGTTTACACTTAAGATACTATCTTCTGTTTTAATTAAATCGCCTAAAGTGTTGACAACAAGTGCGTCAGGTGATATAATACCTGTGTAAGCAACTCTTTCACCGTCAATATTTTGTAGCAATCTAGTAATGTCTCTTGTATTTCTTTCTTTACCGTAATTAATTCTTGCTCTATCTGAAATCTCATTTAATTCTGTTGCCCAGAAATAATAATGTGTTAATGGCTTACCTGTTTTATCAGGATGAGATTCTACAATAAAGTTTCCATCTGGATGTGGTGTACCCAACGTATATGATGAAGGAGGCGTTAAACTTTCTACCCATTCATAGATATTAATTTGGCTTCCAGGGAACATGTTACCCCAATTGATAGTACGTTCATAATTGTTAAATCCATTAGCACCGTAGTTGCCACTACCTTGCTCGTACCATTCATATCTTACATTAGTGGTATCCCACCATCTTAATCCAACTTGCTTTCTTCCATATCTTGTTTTTCTTCCATCATAAACAATTGGATCTCTTAAAGTTTTTAAGTCTATTTCTTTGTCTATAAATCCTGGCAATATGCCTTTGAACGGATCATATAAATCTATATCAAATTCTTTTTCTGCTGTTTCATTATCGTATGTGAATACATCTCTTATAAATCTAGTATTAACTAAATCTTCTTGTTGTCTTATAATTGTATTACTTTCTAAGTATGCCCATTTTCCAGTACCTGCATAATTATCAATCCAAACATTGGAAATGTTTGCCATATCTAATCCGGTTTCTGTAGCATGTCTTACACTTTCTAATGCAAGAGCATCAACATGTATTGCATTAACATTTTGTGCAGTCATTTGTATTGGTGAGTTGCCATCTAGTCTTCTCAGTTCGTATTTGTATAATCCATTCTGCATGATGTAATCACCAATGTCGCCGTGAATACCAAATGGATGTCTACTAGAGAATCTGATTCCTTTACCTCTATCAGGTCCACCTGTTCCGCCTGTGCCATCTCCTGATGCTGGGCTACCATCTACTAAATTAACATGTGGTGGTATTTCAGGAATATATGCACCTGGGTCTATATTAAATGATTCCAAGTCTCCAGGTCTTCCGCCACTGAGCTCAACTCCGTCTCCACTATCACTACCTATTCTTATTTTAGGCAAGCCGCCATTGTTATCTAGACCAGCTCTAAAGTAAGGATTACCATTAGGATCTAATGTTGAGTTATCGTTAATAAAGTCAATTATATGTTCTGGAAGTCCGCCTTTCCCTACAGGTCCTTCTGCTAGACCCATGTCTTGTAGTGCAGAACCTTTTTGTCTACAGTCACCAATTAATCTTGCAGTCATAAACACACGACCACCTTTACCAGATCCAGTTGAACCTGTTGGTGTTGAACCTATACTTGCTGTTACTGGTTTTCCATCTGGACCAGGTCCAGTTTTTGCTGTGTGATATTCTAATGGAATACCTGAGTTTAAGTCTCCTGGGAAAGTTTCATACAATCCTCTGTTAAGTATTTTTAATGCTCTAATCTGACCTTCGTCTCCAACAGATGTAACTTTATAAACAGCAACTTCTTCTTTCTTAGAAGCAGAACCGCCAAGTCCCCATTCTATTTCAAATCTTGCACCTATGCCTGTTCCTGTAATATTAATAACAGGAGGATCATTTTTAACATATTTTTCTCCTGTTAATCCAGGTATTGCAGGAAGTCCTCTACCGCCTGTTCCAAAAATAGGATCATAGTTACATGTTAAAGCACCTGTAATAGGATCTACATCTAACCCAAATAAATCAGGTTCAAATCCGTATCCTGGAGTACCTGGTCCGCCAACAGTTATTTTTACTGTTGTAGGATCAAATCTAAATTCTCCTACTTCATTGTTCCAATATCCATAACCACTTCCGCCTCTTACAAGTTTTAATCCTGCAATGGTTTGTGTTGGCATACTTTGTCTTGATACTGCTGTTCCACCTACTGCTCTTAATATGTCGCCAACTGCATAGCCTGAACCATTGTGTCCTACACTAATAGTTGTAGGAGCATCTCTATTTCTTCTATCTTCAGCAGTAATTGTGTTTGTTATAAAATCTGTTCCTGTAGCAGTGGTTGTTACACGACCTACTTCAACATCAGCCGTGTTTGCGTCTGCATCAGTATCAGCATTTACATAAGTGGTTGTCTGTTGTGTATTTGTTCTTGAACCTGCTGTTACAGTTGTTTCGCTGTATGACCTATCTTCTTTGTTGTTTACTGTAAAGTCTAATACTTCTTTTAGTATGCCACCTTTACAACCATTTCTTAAAATAGGAACTCCTGCACTTGTGTCTCTAAATGCTACTCTTACACACTTAGTTCCATCATCATTTGTAACAACATTAACATTTACTTTGTCGCCCATTTGTTTTCTAATCTCAGCCGCCATGTCTGTAGCACTACCAACTCCTACTGTGGATATTTGTGTAGTGCCTACCCAAAAAGTATCACCTTCTCTAATTTTATATTGGCTATGGTCTATTGATAAACTGCCTTCTGAATTGGCCCCTGAACCATCTACTCCTTGTGGATTTATCCACTCATTAGAAGCACAGAAACTAACTTTAGGTCTAATACAATATTCTTCTAGAGGAATTTCTAATTCTACAGGACTTCCGCCACCTATCTTAGGTATGTAAACGCCTGTTTTAGTTTTCTCTAGCAATTTCAATTTCATTGTTCTTGCTCTAGGCTTCATAGGAGCACTTTCAGGATTAAATGCACTATTATCTGGTATAGGTGTATCTGCTCTATCAGTTATTCCACCTAATTGATTTTGGAAACTAGGTCTGCCATCCAATGGCTTAGTTCCTTTGTAATCCATATTACTGAAATCGCTTGGTGTGGCTACTATACTTCCTCTTGCAAATCCTGGATCAGGTGCAAAAGTTTTCTTTCTAACCCTAGCACTTGGTACAGTACTGCCTGAAGGCTTAGTACCAAATCCAGGTCCATTACCATGCTGGGAGTATGAGCCATAACTATTATAACCAGCCATGCCTAAGTTTATATGTAAACCAATTGGATTTGACGGCATCATTGGCACATTACCAAAGTTTGGTATTCCTAATGGAATAGGAGTAATTGGTCCTATATTATATGACGGTGCTGGTGTAGTTACTACAGGATTGACATTGAATGATGCCTGAGATTTTGCTGTAGTGTGACCACCTTGATGTCCGCCTTCTTTTTCAAAGTACCAAGGATTCTCTCCTTGATTAATACATACTGCTCCCCACCATCTAAATACAACACTACCACTGCTTGTATTTCTGTCTGTTACAACTGTGAGATATCTACCGTTACCTGCATTGTATGTAACTGGTATAACACCAGCATATGGTCTACCTCCAGCACTATCAGGCGACCCCATATCTGTAAAAGTGTCACCACCTGCTTGATAGTTAGCATCATTGGCACTTAGTATAACTTTCTTAAATGCGTTCTTTTCTGCCGCTGTCATATTTCTTGCACTACCACCTGAGTGAGTGCCACCGAGCAAAGTTGTTTTACCATACTTGGTATGACTTTGATAAATCTTCATTCCATCATTTGCACTATACATATCAAAGTGGAATTTCATTTCATGATTTTTACTTGTGTCTGCTGTACATAAGAAACTGGTTGTTTCTGGATCAGGTCCACTTCTATGATATAAGAAATAGTCCACACATTCATATGGCGGTACAGGAGATAAAGAATCATCTGTTATTGTTGCTGTAACCGAATTTGGTAATCCTGCACTAGCACCGTTACTGTCTGTACTTGCTAACGTAACAGTTAATGATTCGTTGCCTTCTGTGGTAACATCTGCAATAGCACCTATTCGTTTTGTGTCTGACACATATACATTTCCGCCTTGGTCAGACATTGTAAATGTCATTTGTAAACTGCTGTTTAAGTCACTGCCGGCAGTAAAGTCGCTTCTCGTAATACCTGAACCACTTACTGTTGCAACAATAGTTGCTCCATTAGTTAAGTGTTCGCCTGTAACTTGTAATTCTACCATACCACCATTTTCATTCAGTGTGTTACTGCTAATGGTAATATTGTTATATGTTGGTACTGGGTCTAAACTTGTGTCGTTAATATTTAATTGAGCTCGTCTTTGCCCTGTTGGGTTATTGTCACTATCATATTCTGCTAATGTAAAGATTAATGTTTCTGTACCTTCTGTTGTTGCATCTGCAGTGAAGTTAATAGTTTTAGTTGCTTTCTGATTTTGTATAGTCAGTTCGAAACTAGTTGTAGTTCCTAAATCACTATCTGCCAATGAAGCAGTACCACTTACATTGACTTGTACTTTTGTTCCGTTTCTTACATGCTTATCTGTTTTAACTGTGTAAACTGTAGAAGCACCTTCATTAACTGATGATGCACTAAACTGAGCACTTGTATATCCACCATAAGGTTGAATACATTCTGCAACACCAGTTTCCTCAAAAATAACTTTACCATTTGAAGCGGCATGTTCACAGCCTGAATCGTTACCTTTGTTGTTTACATGTGTCATACATTGTTTAGTAACGTGTCTTTTTCCTTCTGGGTTTCTTCCATTTGCATCTAAAACACAGACATTTGAAATTTCTTTGAAATCATGCGTATGAGGAATTAACGTTTCACAAGCCGCATCTGCATGTTGAATTGTTAGATAAGGATCTTTGCCGCCAGCAGAACTTGTAAGACTTGTAGTAGAAGTACCAGTTCCACTTCCTCCACCTCCAAGTCCACTGTAATCTTGATTAGGTCCAAACCCTGGAGTATAGTTTTTATTAAATAAGGCAAGTTTTGCTCTTAATTGTGGATCTGCCTTTTTCCTTCCTTCTTCAGTTAATCCTGTAAGTCCATAATCTCCACCTGGGCCTTCGCCAGCACCTGTTAATCCATCTGAAGCAATTCTAGTTCCTGTTGTACCCCATATAGTACCATCACTACCATGTATAGTACCATCTCCCATCATTGTGTATTCTACATCACCTTGTGTCCACTTAGAACCTGAAGGTACACTATCCCATTGACCTGTTTCGTAATTGTAAACCATTTCAGATGAGCCATAGGATTGGTCACCTGGTCCATACTCTGTACCTGTTCCAGTGTTTCTAGGTCCACCTACTGAATAACCACCACCTGATTGTGTGCCTTGTTGTTCAACATAAACTTGTGCTTGTGGCTTGACAATCTCTTGCTGATGTGGTAAAATATTAGTTGCTTGGAAATCCATCTGAGCCAGTAATGCCTGTGCCGCAATTTGTTGCGGAGATAAAGTAGGCTTTTGAGGCTCTTCAACAATCTTTTGAGGAGGACAAACAATAATTGGCGGATCTTCTATAATATTCTGTTGCGCCTGTCTAGCCGCCTCCATGTCCATTTGCTGTTGCATCAAACCATTTGATGTGTTTTGCATGTATTGTAATTCTTGCTGTATTTGAGCCTGTTGCATTTGACCAAAGTCGGGTCCTGCCGCCGCAACTGTATTAATTCCAAGTGTAGGATCATATATTTGTGTTCCTTTATACATTGGGAAAGTATCAAATCCTGGATAAGATGTTGAACCTGTATCCATAATTTTATAAGACATGTTCATACCAACATCAATAAATGGTATATCAAATGCAAACGAACCTTTCTTAGATATCATTGCCGCTTTGTTATACATTTGGTCAGCAATATCATTTGCATATTGTTCAACACTATGGAATGGGAAAGCATTTGTTACAACATTTGCTCCGTTAATTTGAATATTACCTAAGTGATTTGCAATAAAGAATGGAGTCCAACCTACATTACCTGTTACTCCAGGTGCTTCGTCACCATATATCTCATAATCAAATCTAGATATGTATGTGTTACCACTTACTGTATGTGGATGAGAAAATGCTGGGAAGTCAACAACTATTGTGTTTGCTGTTGGAATGTCCACAACTTTCATACTGTCATTGTAATAATCTGGATACATCATATACACTTGAACATTACTGCCAAGCAGTTTGTCTGAGCCATCTATAGCAAAAGAGTGATCCTCTTTTGTTGTAATAACTGTGTTCGAAGTCATAAATGTTGCATCTTGGAATGTTGTTCTGTATATCTGTATAACATCATCTTCTGATACTGTAACATTATTTGTTACTGTAAATGCTGAAGGACCTATAACATTTGCAATTTTAGTATTTGTAGGTATTCCTGTACCTTCTACTTGCATACCTGGTGCAATTATTTCTGCTGTATCTCTAATTGTGATAGTTGTGTTTGAACTTACATTTGCATTTACTATATAATCAAATTTAGGTTCTTCTAAAACTGTTTGCAATACTGTGAATGTATTAGCACTAGCATCTACTTTTAATGTTCTTTGATATGTATCATAAACTGCACCTGCATTAATCTTCACCATAGTACCAACCGGAACACTACTTAAATCTACGTCTGTTGTATATTTTGTTCCTTCATTGATTGTGTAAGATAAATTTGCTTCACTTAAATCACTACCTGTATAAGTTGTTGGCTCAATGTCAAAAAAGACAACTTCACGTTCAAACTCTGGACCATTAAATTCAGGTATTTCATATTGAGCTCTTGTAAAGTCAACTCTGGTGTTTGTATCAAGTGTTACATTAGATGCTAATAATACGTTTGCAACTTTACCATCACCGTCATGTCTGAATTTTAATGCTTCATCGCTTCTAATTGATATGCCATTTGCTAAATTAATATTAAATGTACTAAAGTCATCATTAACGATTGTAGTACCTTCTGGTGTACCCGATGGTGGAGTTAGTATAGTAGTTTTTGATGTTATGTTTTCTGATAATGTAATATTAGATCCTGAAATACTTGCAACTGTAATGTTTGATGAAGGATCTATAACACCTGAAACTAATACTTTATCTCCTACACTAATACCGTCTGTGTTTGAAATAGTAATTACGTTTGCTGTTGCATTAGCATCTCTAATAATTCTTACAGGTTCGTTACCAACATTACTTAGGTCAAATCTTACTTCTTTAACTTCTACTGGATCTGTTAAAGTATCTGTCCACATGTACATACCAGGTGATACAGGATCAAGTAATGTAACTTGCCCTTCTAGTTCTGTATCTTTTACTGGTACAACTTTACTGTTGGACACACTACTTTCAACAACTTTTAAAATAGGTGCTGTAACATTTGCAAAATTACCTACTACATCTGTAATTTGGTCAATAGTTGTAGTTTCTGTTCTCACATTTCTTATTAAGAATGAGTTGTTGTTTAATTCTGTTCCAGAAGTATCAAAAAACTTAACACTTAAACCATCAAATAATGATTCACCTAATGGGAAACTTCCACCCATTGTAGATATATCGTTAGGTACTGCTGTAATTTTAATTCTTGTATTTGCATGTGAAAGTGTTGCAGTATCTGTTATAACATTTAATGCTGTATTAGTTCCATAGTATGCTGAATCTAAAAAGAAAGTATTTGGACTTCTTTGTTCTTTAACTACAAATTTGGTTCCTGCTGATCCACCTAAGTTGTCTACATTAAATACGAGATTTTCTCTTTCTCTAAATTCATGTCCTCTTGCAAATACCTGTACAGAATAATCTATGTTTGCATTTGCAAATCTGTTTTTACCAAAGTTTACAAAACTTAATGTATCTTTGCTTATTAATGATGTCATTCCATTTAATACTGTTGCATTTGCATATAAAGATATTTTACCTTCTGGTTTTATAGTAGCAACTTGGAATACATTTCCGTTTAGGTTTGAACTGTTAGTGTCTGTGAATTTTAAGAAGTCACCAATCTGTACACCTTCTATTTCTCCGTTTCCTATATCAAATGTTAATTGGTTGTTAAATTTAATTTGTGTGTTAGGATCTGCGTCTACATTTCTGAAAATAGAAATATTAGATGTAGTAGTAACAACGTTTGCTCTTGCAAACTGTTTCATGTTTTGTACTGGTACAGATTCTGTGCTTACAATATTACCACTTAATTGTGGAACTATGCTTTCAATACTTTTAACGTCTGGTACTGTATGCGTAATGTTACCCATTTCAACATAAGAATCTAAAACTTTTTCTTCGCTAGTAAATCTTGTAACAGGATGATCCACTTCTAATTGGTCTGTTACATAAACTGGATTGCCTTCCATTGTTTTTAATGCTTTGTTATATGGATCTACAATATATTTTCCTTTCAGTGCTAACACATAATCATACCATTTAGTGTGGTCATAACTTGCACTACTATTTGATAATTCATTACCATCTAAAATTATATTGGACAGACTGTTGTCTGTGTATAAAAATGTTGTTCCAGCACTATCATCGTATTCAATATAAGATACATTTGAACTTGTATTAGAAAGTCTATACACATCAAATTCTTCATGTTCACCTTTTGCAAAATGAACTACATTACCTTCTTTGGGTAATTGTGTTGCACTATCTAATTTTGTTACGTCAAATAGATTTTCAAAATCAAATATATCAAATGCTTGATATTGTACGTTGTATCTTGAAACATAACCTGCATTTGGCAATGTGTTATATTTAGAATCTACAATACCTAAATAACTAACACTAGATGTCTTGGGCCATAAACCTTTCTCTGCCATGTCTGTTGGTCTAACAGGTAATCTTTCTGCATCATCTACGTCAATTAATAGTGTAGCATCGCCTTTAGCATCTGGATAAATTTCAAATGTTCTCATTTGCTCCAACTTAGCCGCTAAAGCATCATTGGCAAATACTTTAATGTTCATTGAACTTCCAGGTAGGTCACCTTGATAAGTGTCTTCTAAGTCAATGGTTGCTCTTTCAATAATTTGTATTTTTGAATTTGGTTGTATGGGTGCACCTGGAATAGCACCAACATCTAAAAAGTTAATTGTAGATGTATTTGCAGAAGCATTACTTGTTATAGTATATAATGCTTCTTCGCTTGTCTCTGGTAATTTTAATCCGTTGATTTCAACATCAATATGTGGGTAACTACCGTTAATTATTGTTAAGTTATCTGTTGCAATAGAATCTGTTGCAGTTTCACCGTCTGAAACACTGATAGGACTAAATGTAAATGATTGTGATACATTACCTGATAGCAACGAATTAGTTACAATAGTTGTTCTACTGCCAGGATCAAATGCCCAATCAGTATTTGCTGTTGTGGCATTACCATCAACTGTGACTACAACATCACTCGCTGATGTGCTGTTAGCAGTTTCAAAACTGTAACGTTGTCTAGGTTGATAACGTTTGCTTTCTATGTTTACTACATTTGCTAAAGTATTTCCAGCACCTTCTTCTGCTAGTGTAAAATCATCACCTTTAATAGTTAAGTAAAAACTTTCTGCATTTCCAGTTATTGTCCTTGTAAAGGATGCTACAATATTTGCATTTACTCCTGCTGTAGTATTAATTACATTTGCAACATCTTCTGTTGTAGATACATTGCTTAAATCAATTATAGTATTCGTATTAGCACTGAAGTGGTCTGTAATTAAAATATTACTTGCATTTGCCAATGCACTAACATCTACATTAGATGTTGATACTGCATATGGTTTTAAGAATTGTGTTGTAATATTTGCAGTCAATAATTGAGCGGCAATAACTGTTACTGACGGATTAATAGTGTAACCATATCCTGGTTCAGTAACTGTAACATCTGAAATTCTACCATCAGTACCAATGTTCACAGTTGCCTGTGCTGTAGTACCTCCACCATATTCAAAACTTCCTGGAATCTCTGCAGGTGGTGGTTCAATTTCTAAGAATGGTCTTTGATAAAATTTTGTTGTTCTATCTAATACTTCAACTTCTTTTACTTTACTTACAATATCTTCTGGATATGCAATTTGTATTAATTGTTTTTCATCTGTAATTTCTGAATCAGTAATCTTCATGTCAATTGTTTGGAAATTCTCTACATCACCAAACTCACCTGACTTCAATGCCCATTCATCATAAACATTAACACTACCTGGTACTAAAACTTTATCACTGTTTAACAATACTTCTAAACTGTTCTTAGTACCTTTACTTCTTATCATACCAACATAAAAATCATATTGGTCATCTTGTGTTAATTCAAATTCTCTTAAATATTTTCTTTCATTGTAACCATACTGTCTTCTACTTGCTTCATAAACTTGTTTTTCAACAGGCACATGTCCAATCTCATTGTATTTGCCCATGTCACCTGCAAGAGTATCAAAGTTTGGTTTCAATCCATCTGTGGTAATAACATAACCTTCGGCTGTTAGTGTTCCGTTCCAGTTCTTTGTTCTTTTACCTTTTATTTTTAATCTTCTTTGTCTTTGGTTTAAAACATCATTGTAAATTGTGTCGCCAAATATTGTTTTGTTTGAAACTACCATTGCATGTTCAATTTCATTTGTGTACAATATTAAGCCATAAATTTGTTTTCCTTCTGGAGGTCTAATTTCTAAATTCTGTCCGTCTCTTATAATCTCACATTCTGTGGCTTTGATGTTTTTGCCTTCTTCATCTAATATGCTATACTGACTTTGGTCAACGTCTATAATTTTACTAACTCTACCCATAGGTGCAGTAAACTTAATACCACCTGCCGCTGGACTTAAATTAATTGTATTACCTGAACTCCAATTACCTATACTCCAGAACAGCATTTGTCTACCGCTGTATAGCCAATCGTTCACATCATTTATTTCTGAATTAAATTCTCCAAAATTATATCCCATTTTGGCTTGTTTTCTTCCTAAACTAATTAAAAAGTCAAATAGTTCATTTGCAGTATCATAAACTGTGCCGTATTCTACTCTTATAGTTTTTCCTGTGCCATCTAGATATAAAGTTGCTTCTGCGGCATTTACTTGTGGCAATGTAGAAAGTCTTTGCCATGTAGTTGTGTCAGTTACGCCTGTGCCTTTAGCCGCAAATTTTAATGCTTGGAAAAAATTAAATCCAGATTTGACTATTGTTCCTTGTTGATAATTTGCTTGGTTATCAAAGTTAGTGAAGTCAGCAGGTTCACCACCGACACTTACTTCTGTAAGTCTACCATTTACTTTGTTACTTTCTTCAATTTCAAAAAATCTTTTTACACTATTGTAACCTTCTACTTTGTATTTTTTATCTTCTGTTAGAGTAATTAATACACCAGTAAAATCATTTGTTGTGCTGTAAGGTCCAACATGTACATCTACTTGAATATCTTCTTGTGGAAGAATCAAACTAGAACTGTTACCTGTTGAACTATAACTGTCACTAAACACAGTCATTGTATCTTTGTCTACATAGCCAGCAAATTTATGTCCAAGTTTACTGTTTACACTTCTAAATGGTTTCACAAATTCTTTATTTGTGTTAAGTCCTTGGAATTTGAGGAATGAATCTACGAATTGTGTATATCCTACTGTATATACTGTTTCTTCGTTTGCATTTACTTCACCATGTATTGCAACATTTTTGCCTTTAATTCTTCTGCCTGTGTCTTTGTCAAGCAATTGGTTGGTGTTTGCTGAACTTCGAACAATTTTTCTAGGATCAGCAAACACACTGGCAAACTTACCTGGCTTGGCAAGTAAAAGTGATTGAACTACAGCAAAAGGATATCCTTCTGATATCTTCCATGCATTTTCTACAGGAGCATTATCGCTGTATTTCCAATCTTTATTCGTTAAGGAACTGTTAGCATTAAATGTTGTTGTTAAGGTACTTGTTAAACTGTATGTTGCAGTACCAGTATCTAATGTAGTTGTACCTGTATTATTTGTTGTTACGTCTATAGGTGTATCTGCAAAACTTGTACCCACAGTATATGGATATGCTGGTGTAGTATCAGCATTTCTTGTTGCTACATAGTAGTAAGTACCCAACGGAAACTCTGGTGTTACACCATAACGACCATTGTATTGGTCAAGTCCATGTGAGTTAGATGCATACACATAATCTTCTATAAATTCGCCTGTTGGTAAACCACCTGGGCCTGTTGCTATGGTATCTCTGTTTACAGTTTTTAAACTATATCCACTTTCTATTCTTACTATACTACTACTTGCATTTGCTCTATCTTCGTAACTGTATGGTCCATATATTGGAAAACCGTCAAACGACCAACCAATAATAGGTGAATGTTCTGTTGTTGAATAGTCTGTTACTCCTGTAACTTTTGCAGTAGGTTGAACATAACCGTAAATATTATTACTGTCTGGATTACCGCCTGCATTATCTCTGCTTACATCATTTCTGTAAAGTGCGTTGTAGTGCCAACTAGTACTATCACTGTGAGTTACACCTGTGTTTGCATTTGTAATCAATGCTCCGTTGACTGCAATACCTATTGCAGAACTACCTGTTGTGGTTGCATTTGCATATGAACCAGTTGCAGGATTATATTGGTCTGCTTGTAAACGTACTTTGTACTTTAATTCTTTATCTTCGATAAAGTTAGTATTATCTGTTGTTGGGAAAGTACCTGTAGTATGATTAATTATGTTATTGGTTGTAATATTAATATTTGAACCAACTTCATTTACAGATAAACCGTCAGTGATAATAAATGTATTTGCACTTGCAGTTCCTGTACCACTTGTTGTTTCTACCCAACTAATTGTTTTTGTAGTTGATGTTGTGCTAATAATATTTGCTGGTGCAACTAAATTACCACTTGCATCTACAGGTATTTCAAATTTTAATCCTATTCTTCTGTAAGGATTATTTTCTTTATATCTATCATTGGTTACATTTTCTCTTGTACCTTCTCTGATAATACCTTCTTCTAAATCTTTCCACATTACTTTGTTACTTGGGTAACTGTAATCGGTGCCGTATTGTGTTTCCCACCATGTTGGCTTTCTAATAAAGCCTAGCATTTCCCATGGATGAGTATGTGGTCTTTGTGTATCATAGCAGGATTCAAATATTCCTCTCCAATGACCTGGCTTATCTGTGCCATGGTTATAATTCCAAGTGAATAAATTATTTGCTTGATAAAATTCGTTTTTAACAAAATCAACTTCATTTCTAGTAATGTAGAAGTTAAAATTATTTCTTAACAATCCGTAAAATTCGTCTCTAGTTCTACCTGTATTTCTAAATCTTCCTGGTCTTACATCAGTTACATTTAAATCAGGTAAACTATCATTATTTCTAAATTGCTGTAATGTGCTATTGTAAACACGTTTTTCAAATTCTAATAAAATGTAATCATGTACATCACCCACTGCAACACTCTTACTGCCATCATGTCCTTGTACCATTTTAATAGATTCTACAAATGAAGTATCATCTATAATCTCTGGATAGTATAGTGGATATAATCCTAATGCACTAGGTGTTGGAGGTGTTTGACAACTTTCTCTATTAACATCATATAATCTTACTTTAATTGTATTTCCTAATGTCAAAGTATAACTAGGATCAAATGTTACTGTTACTACACCGTTTGTACTTGTAATGCTGTAGTCTACGTCAACGCATAACAGTTTTTCTATATTGTTTGCATCATGGTCATAAACAAAAATGGTGTTTTCAATTTTGTCTAAATCTAAATAATTTGTTAATACATATTCTTTTTTCAGTACATTGTTTATAACAATTTTTTCTTCTGTGTACTGGTCACCAAACGCCGCCATAAATGTATTATCGAATACATTTTTACCTTGATTATATGATATAACATTTTCTAAAACAAGTTCCAATATGTCGCCATACGACATATTGCTGTAGTCGTTGTTGTCAACATATTTTACAATTTCTTTCTTTAATCTGTTTTTGTATTTTACATATTCTTCTGCACAAAAATCTATACTGTCTTTTAAATTAAATTTATCATTACTAAACAAGAATGCAGACAACTGTAAATCATCATCAGATTGAATTAACGTGTCAGCATATTTTACATCTTTTGTGATATTATCAAAGTTATTTCCACCTAACGGATCACCTGTAATATCTTCTTGGTCTTTTACATAGTTGTTAAAATGCTCTAAGTATTCAGGCTGAGAAAGTGTTAATAAATCAGCATTGTTTAAATTACTGTGCCAACTTTTTGCAACATTATATCTACCATTTGTTTTTGTACTTTCAAAAAATCCTGATACTGTTTCTGTAAAAATATCAATTATGTCTAGTTTGCTAAATGTAAAAGAAGCAAATCTAACAGCAATTTGATTTGCATCATAACTAAAGTCAGTTTTGCGTACACCATTTACATAGACTCTTATACTTTTTTCTACTAGTCCTAATTCTGAACTATCACTATTTTTTGGAACTGCTGATATATGATAAAGTGTTTTTTCGTTTGTTACATCTTCATCTTTAATTACATATCTGTCTTCTACTTTTTGTTTTAAATCTTCTTTAAATGGACGCCATGCAGTATCGTATGTGGTCGTGCCACTTTGGTTATTCTTTTTGTAATACAAATAACCAGTAATTTGTTTTTTAGTTGTGCCACCAAAAGGAACATAAGAATAGTAATAATCATCTAGGCTGTTAGTAAAAGAAATCTCACTAAAATTATTAAAGTTTTTATATTCTAAAGCAAATCCTAAAACAGGATCATTTGTTGTGTTTACAGTTGCTTTTGTGTAGCCAAATATTTCATTACCTACAAATGTACTGCTAGGGTAAACACTATCGCTATCTACTGCAACTTTGTTTTTGTCATACAAGTTAAATAAGATAGGTGTATTAATTTTAGATTTTTGTTGTCCTTTTGTCCAATCTGTACCTGTCCAATAATATTCTATACCTGTGTACCTGGCACCAAATTTTACAGTTACAACATCGCCTAATGTTGCTGTGTAGGCTACAAAGTTTGAATCACCGTCAACTGCTCCAACAGGATTATTGTCTGCAGGTTTTCTTGTAAGTGTTACATTATCACTACCGTCTGTGCCAATTAAGTAAACATGTTGTGCAACATTTGTTTCTTCTCCTGGGAACATGATAAAGTTACCTACTTGCAAAGTAACATCATCTATAGTTGCTCCGTTTGGTCTGCCTAATACTTCTGCTTTACTAGAACCTTCTGCACTAATTTCAACAGCAAATTTTCCTGTAGTACCAAAATTATATAATTCTATATCTCTGTCAAATTCTATAATAGGTCTAACAGCACGTTTATCTTTTGCTGGTAGTTGGTCTCCTGCATCTAAGAAATTTTGTTTGTGATGCCAAAAGTTAATTCTACTCCAAACGTTATTGTCTTTAGAACCACGTTGCATAACAATATAGTCTGTGTTTTCTTGAGTGTTGTCACTGTCATATGGACCTATGTCAAAAGCACCTACGCCGCCAGCAACATATTTTAATGCTGTTCCTACTGTAGCAACATATCCATCCCATAACGGTTTTCCAGTTGTAGCATCTACTTGGTCTGGTGTATAATCTGGTGTGGGCCATGTGCCGTCTGAAGAAACATAATTTTCTACACCAACTAATCCGCCACTTAAAAACTTTGTATCACTGATTAATGTATCATTGTTAGGATCTATAATTGTTTGGTCATAAGGAATATAATCTTCAGTACTGAAAACTGTTGCAAAGTTTTGTTCTTTATCATACAGAATGATACCTTCGCCTACACCTTCTACAACAAATCTTTTTTCATCTTTATATCTTGATGGTATTACATAGTCGCCACTAAATGTAACAACCATACCATTTTTTAATGTTGTGCCTGACGGTGTCGTATAAGTCTTTTTACCTTCAATATCTTTTTCAATATTAATAGGATTTGTACTTGTTCCTGAAATTATTGTAGCCGTAGGTCCTGCAGGACTCCAAAAGTATTCTTGATAGTTAATAAACTTATCAATATTAATCGGAGGTAAAAATGTATATGCTCTCGTATCAAAAATATTATTTTGATTTAATGTATCTACACCATAACTTTTTAATACATTGATGTAATCTTCATAAAACATCAAATTGGTGTTCACACCTGTATCTTGGTCTATGCTGTTTACTACAGGTTCTAAACTGAATTTATCTCTGTCAGCAGTAGGTTGCAAAATATATGTGTCTGTTGCAGTAAATAGGTTTTCATCTTTTTTACCTATGTATGCAGAAACAGTTTCAATATTTGCTTTGCTAAACAGTTGCTCAACTGTGGTATCAAAAAAGTTTTTGATTACAGGAGTCTGATGCGTAACTGGTAACTTTGTATATTTTTTGTCAGCCATTAGTCTTAATATCCACTACCGCCGCCTCCGCCACCGGATCCGCTACCGCCTGATCCGGAAGAGCCGCTTGTTGCACTTGTACCTGAAATAGTATTATTGGTTACATCTGAAGTTGAGGTTGTTGAACTTGGAGTTGTACCTGTTTCTTCTGTGTAGTTTCCATGGAAGAAAGTAATACCATTTGGCATATAAAACGTTTTCCCAAAGAAGTCATGTTCGTGACTGGTTCCATTACCTGCAAAGTCCGCCGCTTCTTTTGTTGGATATAATGGATAGTATCCATTAATTGCAAAAGGTCCAACTTCTGCTGTTGGGTTTTTATACGATGTAAATGTAGGTGTTGCTGAGTTAGGTTTAATATTCTCTTTTGTAATTTTATCTACAATGTCAATATCAGTAACTGATGCTGTACTTAAGAATAATTCATCACTATCACATTTAACTTGGAATAAATCTCCGAATACTCCGTTTGCTTTTTTAGGAACAATAACTATACTTCCTATTGTGTTTCCTATTTCCTGATGTATATAACTACTGAGTTCTGTGAAGTAAAAAGTATCACCGAACTCCCAATTTTCAATGTTAAAATATTTATTAATTGCTTTAACAATATTTGTTTTGATTTCGTTATCGCTTATGCTTGTACCTGGCAGTCTTACAACTTTAAATCTTGCTTGTAATTCTGCAGGTGCATCATCACCGAATAACAATTTAAATCTACCACTTTTAAATAACAGTTGGTCACTTGCTGATTTAAAAGTTTCTAAATTTTGAAATTCTGTTTCAAGTTCTAGTGTACTTGGTTCTTCTGGGAACGGTGTACCTGGAACATTAAGATATGCTTTTACTTGGTCATAGTATGAACTTGTAAGTACGAACATTTCATGTACATTACTAATACTAGGATCAATACGTTGGTCATTGTTTGCAATGTGAGTCCACTTAAACAATACATTATCTACTTTATCTTCTTTTGTATTCTGTGTAAAACTCTTACCAATTTTTGCTCTGTGTGTTGAACTCTCATAGTGGTTCACTACGTTTAAATTTGTACTACTATAGGACATTAGATATACTTTGCCTGTATCTGCCGCATAAACTTTTTTATTGTGCAACTTACCAGCAACGTTGTCGAAGCCGCCATTAGCACCTATAACACTTTCAGTTTTAACTAAAAAGTATTCGTAATCAGCAACATTATAATATGTACCAGTTAATGCACTTGCATCACCTGTTGAGTTTCCTGCAATTCTATCATATGTGCCACTAAAGTTTACACCGTCTTCTCTTCTTAAATCCAATATACCTGCTTTAACAGGTTTTGTATATGTGTATCCATCGAAACTATTAAAGTCTTCAAATAATACAATATCTTGAGGACCAACAAAATCATTAAATTGTGTTGGATTGTCTGGGCTGTCATCATTTGTTGAATTAAATGGAGTTACTTGTACTTTTCTTGCATCAGTGTGTCCGTCTGCGTATGTAAAGTTTTTCACTGCCGCCCATGTAATAGACTTGTCTAATTTATCTTTTGCTCTAATATAATTGATGTTTAAAACATCTTTACTTGATAGTCCACTACTATCAATTGCATAGTGTCTGTTAGTATCAAAGTTTGTTACAACTAATGTACCTGTTCCTGCAGATACATTTGCATTAGCAACATAAATGTGTCCGCCTTGCATGTTTGATACATTACCAACGTCATTATAAACAGTATTATTATGCTTGTAACTAATATGTCCATTTGCATTCATTATGCTATGACCAAATGTACTAGAAGTAAAGTCAACATTTAAACTGTCAGGTAAACTGTGAATTTGACCTGTGTTGTTTGAAATTGTAACGTTGATATTACTTGTTAAATCTGAGGTGTCAAAGTTTGTTCCTAATGCAATATTATAATTGTTTACAAAACTATTACCTGTAGAATCTCCATTTTTAAATAGTCCAAAGTTAGTTGTAACATCTATTTCAACTTGGTCAAAACGTATGTTTCTAGTTTTCAAAGGAATATCTGTGAATGTAACACCATCACCTGTAGAGTACCACTTGTCTCCAATAAAGTCTGGAGTTGTTGAAGTATCTCTCCATTCGAATGTTTCTACACTACTTCCTTTTGTATTAAGTGTTGGTAATTCTAAAGTATCATATTTTGCTCTACCTGTAAAACTATCTACTATTCTGTTTTCATTAATGTTGTAAAATCTTACATCTTCAAAACTTTCGAAAATGTATCTTGTACCACGCAATTCGACATTATATCTGTAAGACAATGTATCAATTGATTCATATACAAATTTAATGATCCAACTTCTGTCCCTTTGATTACCTGATGTATCTTTTGCGTTACCTGTATCAAATGTACTTTTTAAATCTATATTATTGTTGTTGATTACATAAAACAAATCTGCTGTTGCGTCATAACCTAAACCAAAAGTTTTCTTACTGTCAATTGCGGCTTTAATTCTTGCTTGTTCAACTTCATAAAATCTAGTTCTTAATGTTGTAATAATTTCTTTACCTAGCCAACCGTCTTTTACATTCTCACTTAATCTAAAAGGCCCATTTGCAGTTGTACTTGAACTTACACGTCTGCCGTTGTCTCTGATAGAAACAATTTTTACCCATTGTTGTATGGTTATGTCGTTAGGGTCTACAAATTTTATTAAGTGACCTGGTTGTATTAATGCTAGGTTACTATTTGCTATATTAACATCACTAACAGTTCCTACGTTAGTAAATGTTTCTGTTAAAAATCCTGTGTCGTTAAGGTCAGTTTTAGGCAATGTATTCCATTTAATGCCATACTGATCCAATAAAAATTTATTTGGTTGTGCTTGTTTCCATTTATCTCTAAAATCACTATAAACAAAATCTTGTAATTCTAGGTTTTTAAGATAAAGTGGAAGTACTTTTTCAATCTGCTCAGTAGCAGTATTATTGTTGTCAATTATAAAAGAACCTGATCCTGCAACACTTTCTTTATAAAGTGCTCCGTCTTCTGCAATAGAAGTTGTTGTTTGGAATGTTGATGTAGGATCTGTGATATCGATGTACCTACTGTGACCAGCATGTGTTCTATTAGTAACTTTTAATTTTTCGATGTTTGTGCTTTTTGCTAAAGGCAGTACTTGATAATCTTGTGCCGATACCATTCTGTCTTGTGCATAAAAACTTTGTGGTGCTCTTTCTTTAATACCTGCCAATGTTTCTTCAGGCAATGCATTGTTAATTGCTACTTGCAATCTAGATGTAATTGTTAAGACATAACTTTCACCTCTTTGATTTATGTAAGGTACAGTTGTTACTACATCACCGACGTCGTCTGGCTGTATGCTGTATCTTTCATTTGCACTTACTCTATAAAATGCTCTGTAGTTTCCAACTGGAACATTTGCAAAGTTTCCATCTGCAAATTGAAGTTCAATACCGTCTGTTCCTACATTCTGTATTGCATACAACAAAGGACTACTTTTTGCTAATGTGTTAAACTGCAAAGTTTGTCCAACTGTGTTTGGAATTTTTTTCCATTTTGTAAGCACTACATTGTTATCATTTATTTGTTGGAAATAAACGTCCGTTTCATTTATTCCCTCTGCACCAATTACTTGTCTTCTATTTTCTACAGGCTCTTCAAAATTATAAGTTACTGAGTTTAATGTTCCTTGTTTGAACATTAAGAAGAATCCGTTATTTGTGCTTGATAGTCCTAATCCATCATTCCTGTGTATTATTCCAAAGTTATTTGTTGGGTCAGGATGTTTTTCGTAAAAATGACTGTTGTCTTCAAAATCTGCATTTACAATTTCGAAGTCTCTGCTAACACCGTTTATATTCTTTTTATACTTGTAAACAAATGGCTGATTTATTCCTGTATTAATTTCATATAAATCGGTAATAATTTTATTAATAGAACCTGTCTTTACAGGTTTACTGAATCTGTTGACGTTACCAAATGCACTATTCATTATTGTAATGAATTGTTCGTATGCGTCTGGATTGTTAGCATCGTTCCATGTAACAGTTCTATTTCCAATTTCTGTACTGGCACTATCTGTTAATGGCTCTGTTGTTGAAATACTTACTACTTTTAGCAAGCCACTAGCCGCAATATTTCTTTTTGGATTGTATCCTAATTGTCTTGCTAGTTTGAATACTGAGTCTCTTCTTTCTGCAGTTTCTAAAAAGTTCTCTCTAGTATTAACATCCATTCTGAATGCAATACTTTGAGCCAAATATGCTAACAATTCTATAATAGCAATGAACTCTGAACTTTCAATGTAGTCGTTGAAGTTTTCTGGGAAGTTAGTCCTAATGTAGTCAATCATTGCAGTACGAATTGTTTCAAAATCGTATGCCTGAAAGTTTACTTGGCTATATGCCTGATAGGCTACGTCCCAATCTTCTGCCGCGAATAAATTGTTCTGTCTGTTGCTCAACGCCATGTTTAAATCTCTTTGCTATCTTGTGTATATTCTATAAACAAGGTATCTTCATCTAAAAACGGCTTTAATAATAATTGTACTTGTACCCTAATTGTGTGGTCTATTACTTGCGTAAATACACTCTCAATTTCAACTCTAGGATCTTTTAAACAAATACGTTGAACTTCTTCTCTAATTTCTTGTTCAACATAATCATCTAAAGGATTCATTATTAAGTCGTAAATTTTAGTACCATAGTTAGGACGCATTACACGTTCACCTCTTCTGGTAGACAACTCGTTGAGTAGGTCATTTTTCACAGCCTCACCATTTGTTAGTGTGTATGGTGGTCTGATCCTGTCCTTTGTACTAAAGCCTTTGTAAATGTTTGCCATATCAATATTTATCTATGTCAGTTAAAACACGTTTTAATATAGCCAAAAAAAAGGTTGACTTTGGGTTACTTTTACTACATAATACTGAGAGCATAAGAAATTATGCGTGTTTTTGTTATACATAGGAAAACAAATGAAAAACATTTTAGAAAAGTTTAACAATATTGTTGAGCAGGCCCATAAAGCCAATAAACTTATTGCGGCAAACGGATATAAGTGGACTACCGGATATGGTCCTAGATTCCGTAAAATGATGCACTTCCGTAATAAAAGAGTGCATTCCATCGGTATTTTTGACTACCACACCAAGAAATATGTACTATTTGAAATGGTCAATATGGTGGGTCAGCCTAAAAACTCCATTCCCTCAGAACTTTTAGACATGGAGAAATTAATACTAGATGCAGAACTTACCTAATGTAGCATTCATTCATGGCTCGGGACAGAGCGGACACAGTTTTAATTACTTAGAAATCTTTCTGCCTGAGCACAACTTAATAGAATTAGAATATCAAACTCAAGAAGATCCAGAGACAATTCTCAAACGATTTGAAATGCAAACTCATGCAAAGTTTGGCGTTGAGCCTTTCTTTATAATTTCTCATAGTTATGGAGGACTACTAGCATCTCTGTTTGCAAGTAACAATGACAAAATACAAAACATTGTAACATTAAGTTCTCCTTGGAACGGCAGTAGAACTGCAGGTTGGCTTAGTATGGTATTTAGACAAAGTAAATTGTTTATGAATATGAAGCCTAACAGTAATTTTATAAAAGAAATTCAACAAATGGAATTAGATATTCCAATACTTAATGTTGTAACTACTGGAGCAGAAGGTGGGTCTGGAAATGATTTGGCAGGCATGGGAGCCGCTAATGATGGACTGCTAACTTTATTAACTCAAAGGTCAGTACCTGAAGGATTTTCAAATTGTAAAACAATTGAAGTTCCTTTGAGCCATAACGAAGTACTCTTATGTTATGACACGGTAAATATAATTAAACATCACACCTTTGGAGTTGTAAGTGAGTAATGTTAATACATCTTTAAATAATACCCTGGAAGAAGAACTTAGAGTAATGCTAGTACAAGCAAATAATAATTTGATAGCATTACAGCAAGAAAACGATTTTCTAAGAGATGCAGTAAAAGAAGAACAAGACGGCAAATACAGAGCCTATGTTAGACTTTCTGATTTAGAAAAAGAATTAAGATTGTTAAAACAAGAAATTAATTGTAAGGTCTGAGTCTTTTTACTTGTCTATGTAGGTCTAAAAGTTCGTAGGCTTTTAAATCATAATCACCATTTTTAGCCAAAATCATTGCAATTTTGGGCCACATGCTATCTGATGATTGAAACAAGAGACTCATTAAATTTCCTTTGCTGACATAGTTAGATGAATTACCTTTTTCATAAAGAAACATTCTAGCAACATTTCTTTTTGTACTGTTGTTGCTTTTGTTAAGTAAACTAACTACAGGGTGTTGTTGAAATATACTAGGTCCAGTGTGATGATGTAACAATGTTGTAGCCGCTATTTGTCCTAATGACATTGGTTTTTTAATTGTATTTCTTACACCCAATCCATGCTGTAATAAATCATTTGCTAATAAATTTTTACTAGCCTGTTTGCTTATGCCTGTTGAGTTTCTGTTTACAAACATCATGCTCTTTGTTCTATCATCTCTAACAACATAAGCCTGGTCATTACTACCAAACTTTTTTGGCATAATAGAACTGGCTTTTTCTATTCCGTATTTAGATAAATCTGTGTTAGGTCCTGCATTAGCAACTATGTCTGAAATTTCTTTTGTGGACAAAGATTTAGAACCTTTTGGATATATCATGGTTGTTGCTGATGTAGGATCAAAGTTTTTACCATCTCCCCATGCAATGCAACCTGCTTCTCTTTCTGCATCTCCCAGTATGTGTTTATATCCCATTACAGTAGCACCACCCATGTCTGGTGGTATAGCATCAAAGTCACCTGCAAAAGATAAAGGTACTTCACCTGCACTAAAATGCGTTGAAGTTGAAATTCCATCTGTGAGTGCTGGAGCAACTTGACCGTCAAACGTTGTTGCTAGTCCTCCTCCCATTGCCATTTGAGATTTCATATTTGGCATTGCCTTGTAATCTGGAACCATGCTACTAGCAGTTGGTGGATTTTTAGGAGCACCTGTGGCAGGATCAAAATATTGATTTCTTACATGTTGGTCCAACATGCCACCTTCTACTCCATCAAAACCTGTTCCTAAGTCATAAGAGCCATCATCATTTACAACACTATCAGGTCCTTCATATCCTGTGCCAGATGTTGCTGGAGGATATCTCCTGCCTAAGTCTCTATCTACTTCACGTTGGTCTTCTGTATAACCTGTGGGTACAGTTTTGTCTTCTGTTAAATGATTAAACCAAGGTTCTCTGGTGGTTATCATAGTTGTTGTACTTGCAACATCTATTTTTTCTCCACGTTCATCTTTGAAGCCTGCTGTGTCAGTAACATTTGTTGGTAATTCACCAGGGTCAGATTTTCTCACACCGCCCGTTGGTATTGGATTTTTGTTTCCTGGACTTTCATGGTCATAAGAAAAAACAGGAATACTTGTAGGTTCATCTTTGAATACTGTTACTGTTAATGGTTCTATTGGACCAGGTACAACACCTGAACTTGAAGACCCGCCATCATTTAAATGAACTGTACTTCCTTTGACAAAACTTTGTCCGCCAGATACAATATGGGCACTACCTCCTGAACTTACAAATGAATCAGCACCTGACTCAATTGTTGTACTTCCTGTTGTTTTTGTTTTAATAGAACCTTCGCCGTATAATGCTACCATACCTTTTGTAGATACTTCTATGTCTCCATCTTTGGATTGCATTTTAATACTTTTGTTTGTTAATGAATTAATGGTGTCACCTGCTTGTAAGAAAATATCGCCGCCTGTTTCTGCACCCAATTTTAATGTGTCTACAGTACTGCCTGCAGATTCTAATAGCCCTGCATTTATGTTTACTCTCTTTCCACCGTCTATATTAACTGTATCGTCTGCTCTAATGTTTACGTTTGATGTTGCTCTCATGTTTAAATCTTCATCACTAAACACATTAATACTTCCGTCTTTTGCCAATTCAACCCATGCGGTACCAGGACTATTAATAACATACACAATTTCATTTGTATCATCTAATAATAGTTGGGAACCTCCTGCTGTTCTTAATCTAATATGTCTTTGGTCTAAATGGTCATCCATTACAAAACTATGACCACCTAATCTATTTGTTCCATCCATTGCACCTGTGTCAACATTTTTGTCCATTGGGCCAGGTGTTAATATACCATAAACTTGTGAAGGACTTTCTCTTCTTGCACCAGCAGTAGTTATACCTCTTATTGGGTCTTTAACTAACCCTTGTTTAATAATGGGCCAAGCAATATAAGGATTAAGAGGTCTAGCAACATTTTTGCCTTGACTCTTATCATCTGATCCTCTATTTTTTTCTGCTACAGGCAAAGGTTGTTTTGTTCCAAATGTAGTTCCTGCAGGATTACCTGGGACCATGTTTTGCATTTGGTCCGGAAACATACATCCTATAATAATTGGATTTTTCTTTTTACCGTCACCAAAAATTACTAACACAAAATTACCAGGGTCAGGTGGTACCATCCACATGCCATATGTTTTCATTGTGTCTTGATATTTTTCTTTTTGTGGTCCTACCTTTGCACTAGGTGTTGTTCCTGCGAAAGGAGAACTCCAATAACAGTTAAAGTATCCTCTTGGATCGTTTCTGTCTTTTGATAACATTGGAATATAAACAGGAATACGTCCACTATGACTTTCATCTTTAGGTGTAACAATTACTTCACCTATGTAGATACCCATATCCAAGTCGGCATCTGCTCGTAACTTGTCTACAGGATTTTTTCTACTGGTTCTATATTCGTCTGCTTTATAACCCATCTTAATTGTCCGTTATGTCTATCTTAGATAAACTTAATGCTGTAACTTTTGGTGCTTTTGTTAATTCTACTTCAAAAAGTCCACCACTAAAGTTTGCTGTCACACCCATAATTGTATATACACCACTTATGAAAAATGCAGTACCTTGTCTACTCATATAACCTGTGTTGTTGTCTTCATCATCAACATCAGGGTCTCTTACTCTGGGAGTTTGCATTGTGAACAAAAAGTAATTATCGCCTCCGCCATAATTTATATACTTGTCTTGAGTTGGCTCGTTATGTACTTCAGCCGCTTCATTATTCTTTGGGTTCTGATGCTCCCTACCCTCTTGGTATGACATAGGCTTACCTAAATACCAAGGGTCACCTCTTACTTTTAAGTTTAAGTCTACTAATATACTTGCATCGTTTACATTGTTATACATATATCCAAACAACGTTGCACTTGCGGTGCCGTCGTTAGTCTGTCCACCCGTTGCAACAACGTGTGTACCGTAATTGTATTTTGACCTGGGAGATGTGTCTATATCTTTTACTTTTGCTCTAGCCGAACTTTTTAATAATGCTAGTGCCTGTCCGCCTGCAAGTTCACCTATTACTGTAGTTGAACCACCATAGTCCTCTAATAAATCTGCACTATACAAATAACCACTTGGCTCAGGTTTGTATGGTTGTGCTTTTGGATTTGCTGGCGGTGTATCAACTGGAAAATCTTGTTGTCCTTGTGCTGTTTGTCTATATCCCAACGGATCTTTACCATTGTTGTTTACATACAATATTGTTTCTGCTAAATTTTGTCTTTTTGCTTCTGAGCTCATTAAGTCTTTGAATTCATCATCAGACAAAGATAATTCATCTTTTACTCTTTGTTTGAAATCTTTATTATCTTTTAAAGCACTCATTACACCTGCAGGATCAGATTGTTTTGCTGACACTTCTGCGTCTCTGTTTTTTCCATCATAGTCAGGTTGACCGTCGGTGTTCATTGTTGGACTGTTAGCATTGGTTGACATGTCTCCCATGTAACCACCACCTGGTGCGGCTAGTAATAACTGACCTGCATTGTAAGATATGTCTGCACTTAGTATTTGGTCATTAAGTCCTGTATAAAGATAATGATATGCTTTTTTAATATTCATTTCTTTAATACGTTTTGTTGTTTGTTTTTCACTGAGATTATTTTCTGCTTGTGATATCTCGTGATTAGGATGTGCTGTGTCATAAATTACAGGTTTGTAAATTATTTTCTTTGCATATTTTCCTCTGCGTCTATCAAATTTAGCGGCTCCGTGTTTGTCCAATTCATATGATATTGATGCTTCAATTTTATACCACTTAGTAAAAGTCTGCTCTAAATTTAATCCGTTTTCATCTATCTCAGGATCGTTGAATACTTTCTTTCTTGATGCTTTATTTAAAAAGTCATCACACATTACTAATACAGTTGTAAAAAATTGATTTAAACTTGTACCTTCTTTCATGTTAATGTTTTGATTATAAAACCAATCACTGCCTGCTTCTACACCACCATCAAAACTTTCTGGTGAATCTTCTAGTCGCTTTCTATATTCTTCTAATGTCTTTACACCTTGCTCTTGAGCATTCAATAATCTATTAACTTCTTCTGCCGCTTTTGCTCCTGCATGGCTAACTTCTAAATCTGGTAATTGTGTTTTTAATTGAGATAAGTCAAATATAATTTCATCATGGTGTTCTTCACCTTCTAAATTCTCTTCTCTATAACTGTTTAATTGGTCTTCTAAATCTTCGACCATTTCGTCAACTGCGTTGCCTTGCACTTTTAAATCTTTTGGTAATTTAAAATATTCATCTGTAAATGCATGGCTTGTTCCAACTGGACATTCAAAATCATAAGTGCTACCAGTACTGTCTATGCTTACACCCACTTTTGCTAACTGTAGTCTATAAATGAATGGTCCAGCAATATCATTTAATTTGTCATCAGTACTTTGAACAGGCTTACCATCTATGCTTTCATCATCTTCTTGGTCAATACTTGAATTGTATCCTTTAAATTCTATTGCTAAAAACATTGGCACATCTGCAAACATGTATTCATGTCCTAGAGCCAATTTAGCGGCTTGGATTTGGTCTAATAAATCTGCGGCACTTGGTTGAAATAATGTAAAAGATGCTCTAGTGGCAAACGTGTTACCTGATCCCGGTCCTTTCACAATGTCTAAAGATAAGTTGTCTATTTGTACACCAGTAACACCTGTTTGTGCTAACACTACAGTTCTGCCTGGATCAGCGGCATATTGTCCTCTAAGCCATTCCTCTTCGCCTATCATGTACAGTTTAAGGTTGTAACTGGTATTCTCATAATGATCCAGTATGTTACCCATCACAGCATCTAGATATACATCTTCGACTGCTTCTTTATGTTCGCCTTTTTTAACTGCCATTATCTAACTCTATCTATTGCTGTAGTACTAGGCAAAAATATTTCCTTTCCAGATGTAAAATCTTCTAAAGGGTCTATAAGTTTGTCTGGATTTCTTAAAGCAAACACCCACCATAATTGAACTGTTCCGAATAAATCATTTGCTAAAAGGTCTGGTCGTTTGTCATATCTACTTTCAATAGTATAGAGTTCATCAGATGCTGACTGAGGAATCCTTGGCAATGTATTAAGGTCTAAATAGAATTTAGTCACTTGAGTATTTTTTAAAAAACTGTTATTGCTGTGGAATGTTGCCATTAGATAAATCCTTTGTTAAAGTCTTCGCCTCTGGTAAATGCATTCAAGTCAAAACGTTTCCTTAATTTTTTCAATGTGTATTGCGGTGCCATTTCTATCATTATGTCTGTTTCCGTAGGCATATAAGTTACTGTCTCTTTTGCTGTAGGGTGATTATATCTAACTGGTACATAATCTACACCATCAGGTAATTGAAAGTTAAAACTTCTAATAATCACAGGAACTTTATTAAATCCAAAGTGTCCTAAATATTCGAAAATTAACACTGGAGGGGGAGTTCCGTAGAATCCTTGCTCTACTGCTGAGTCTCCAAAATAACCTTTTGTGATACTTCTTAAAAAATGGAATATTGCCAATAAGTATTGTGCTTCTTCTAGTGTGTTTGCTGTAAATTGTCCTTGAACTGGAAGGACAGGAGGTTTACTATTAAGGTATGTGTAAAACGGATAGTTGGAACCATGCTGACTATGTTCATCATAATCTACTTGTCCTTGTAAGAATATGTTAGGCGTGTAAGGAAATACAATTCCGCCTCTTTCTTTTAAAGGACTTAATATACTTGGTTTTTCTTCACCTTTAGCATTTTTTGTTCCGTAAGCAAAATCTTCACCACCTTTCTTGGGGCGAATTCTTGCTCTCCAGTCAAATTTACCAAAATCTTGTCGATTTTTTGGTAAATCTGTAATAGAACTTGCGCCAGTAGACCCTCTGCCTGCCGGTTCGCCATCTATAATAAAATCATCTGCCATAATACTTCTCCTGCAATTATTTATCATAATAAATAAAAACGTATTTTAATTATTAAAACATTTCAAAAACAATTGACTTAAAGTTGTTTTTGTGTATAATACAATATAAACGAATCATAGTTTTGAGGAGAAATAAATGACACAAGGCAGAAAGGTCAACTATCTTAACAACAAAGATATTTTAAAGCAGATTCACATTAGCAAACTGAGTTACTGTTATGTTGCAGATGATGACTACAGCGATCCAGACATAATTGTTGAGTCTGTAAAAAAGATTAACAAAACAAATATTAAACAAGCACAAATCAATCGAGCAAGTAAGATGTCTCGTTTGGCATATGATGAAGCCATTGCTAAAGGCGATTGGACTAAGAAACCTAAACAGAAAGAATTTGCAGTAGACCCAAACTCTATTGCTGTTGATTCTTTGGTGTTTCGTGTATCAACATATGAACACATTCCAGATGAACCAGGTAGAAAGAAAACAACAAAAACTGTTGCTGACTCAAAAGCAAAAGTAAATTTCCCACCTTTTAAGCATTACATTTTAGACAGTAATGGAATTAACCCTAGGGAAGTTGTAAGAAGTCACTGGATTGGTGGTTTACATAACGGTCATTTTAGTACTACACATGGTAGCATTACAAATGAATTAGGTAAAATGTTTATGAAGTTGGTAGAACGTTACAGCCAAAGAGGTAACTGGAGAGGTTATACTTATGTTGATGAGATGCGTGGACAAGCATTAGTGCAATTAGCACAAATAGGACTACAGTTTAATGAAGCAAAAAGTGATAATCCTTTTGCATATTATACTGCAACTGTGAATAACAGTTTTACTAGAGTATTAAACTTAGAGAAACGTAACCAAACAATTAGAGATGATATTTTGATTGAACAAGGTCACTTACCAAGTTATGGTAGACAAATACAGCATGAGAATGAACTTAAAGAAATGAGGGAGATGGCTCAGGCTGAATTAGATAATAATCCTAGCAAGTAGAAACATATGGCAAACCTTTTTGAAAGGGCCGCATGTTTTACAGATATACATTACGGCTTAAAACAAAACAGTAGACAACATCTAAAAGATTGTCACAATTATGTCGATTGGTTTATTGCAGAAGCCAAGGCACGTGATTGTGAAACTTGTATCTTTTTAGGTGACTGGCATCACCACAGAGCAAGTATTAATATTGCAACTATGAATGCAACTATTAAGGACTTAAAAAAATTAAACGAATCATTTGATACTGTTTATATGATTTTAGGTAATCACGATTTATACTACAGAGAAAAACGTGACTTAAACAGCATTGAGTTTGCTAGGGACTTACCTAACATTGTTATGATAGATGAACACTTCTTAGAAGGCAATGTTTCTATCATACCTTGGCTAGTTGGTGATGAACACAAACAACTAAACAAGATAGATTGCAAATACATGTTTGGACATTTTGAGTTACCATACTTTAAAATGAATGCAATGGTAGAAATGCCAGACCATGGTGGAATAAAAGCAGAACATCTTGCAGGACCAGAGTATGTGTTTAGTGGACATTTTCACAAACGTCAATACAAAGGCAACATACATTATATAGGAAATGCTTTCCCACACAATTACGCAGACGTTGGAGACAACGAACGTGGTGCTATGTTTTTAACATGGGGAGAAGAACCACAGTATGTAAATTGGCCCGAATGTCCTAAGTATGTTGTAATGGGACTAAGACAATTATTAGAATCACCTGAAACATATTTAGATGAAAACACTCATGCAAGAATCAAACTTGATGTTAGTATCAGTTATGAAGAAGCAAACTTTTTGAGAGAAACATTTGCAGAAAAATTTAATGTAAGAGAATTACATTTACTTCCTGTAAAAGAAGACGAAGAAGTTTTTGAAGGCGATGATATAAAATTTGAAAGTGTGGACCAAATTGTAATTACACAATTGGAAACAATTGAAAGTAATCTAGTTGAAACGGAACGATTAATTGAAATATATAGGAACATAGAAATTGCTTAAGATTAAAAATGTAACAGCAAAAAACTTTATGAGTGTGGGTAACAACCTACAAGCAGTTTCTTTTGATACTGAACAACTCACACTGGTACTAGGTCATAATTTAGATTTAGGTGGAGATGGCAGTAGAAATGGTACAGGTAAGACTACTATTATTAATGCACTAAGTTATGCATTATATGGTGAAGCATTAACAAACATTCGTAAAGACAATCTCATAAACAAAACAAATGGTAAAGGAATGATTACCACTGTGGACTTTGAAATTAGTGGCAAAGAATACAGAATAGAACGTGGCAGAAGACCTAATGTCTTAAAGTTTTTTATTGATGGTGTAGATTCACAAGACAATGAACAACAAGGAGACATGAGAGAAACACAAAAAGACATTGAAAAAATTATTGGTTTTCCTCACACAATGTTTAAGCATTTGATTGCACTTAACACATACACAGAACCTTTCCTTGCAATGAAGCAAAATGACCAACGTGCAATGATTGAGCAATTATTAGGTATAACAGAAATAAGTCAAAAGGCAGAAGTTCTAAAAGAGTTACTAAAACAAACACGTGATAGTATTAAAGAAGAAGAGATAAGAATTACAGCAGTAAACAATGCAAACAAACGTGTAGAGCAAAACATTACAGAAATTGAAAGTAGAAGCAAAGCATGGAATAAAAACAAAGAAGATAAAGTTGCCGCTTTACAAAGTAGTTTAGATACTTTAGAACAAACGGATATAAAAGCAGAATTAGACTCGCATAGAAAAATAGTTGATATAAATGAAAAAACAACTAAGTTAGAAACTTTAAAAAATGATTTGCAAACTAAAACTACTTCTATGAATAGAAGTGATGCAAAATTACAAGAACTAGAATCTAATTTAGAAAGTGCTAAAGCAGGTGTATGCCCGGCATGTGAACAACCTACTGCCCATTTACATACACATGAAAAATATACAAAAGATTTAGAAGAGGATATCAAAGAAGAACAAAGATATAATGTAGGACTTGTAGACAACATTAGAGATTTGAATGCTGATATTAAAAAGTTAGGACATATTCCTGAAATGCCTACAACATTTTATAAAAATATGGAAGATGCTTTATCGCACAAACACAATGTTGAAACTATATCTGAACAAATTGAAGAAAAAATTAAAGAAGCAAATCCATATACAGAACAAGCAGAATCACTTAGAGATACAGGTATAGAAGAAATTAGTTATGAGTTAATAAACGAATATACAAGTTTAAAAGAACACCAAGAGTTTTTGTATAAATTATTAACAAGCAAAGATAGTTTTATTAGAAAGAAAATTATTGACCAAAATTTACAATACTTAAATTACAGATTAAGTCATTACTTAGACAAATTAGGATTACCGCATGATGTTAAATTTAACAGCGACTTAACAGTTGACATCACAGAGTATGGTAGAGATTTAGACTTTGATAATTTAAGTAGGGGAGAACGTAATAGATTAATACTAGGTATGAGTTGGGCATTCAGAGACATATATGAAAGTCTTAATCAACCAATGAATTTGATGTGTATAGATGAACTGGTAGACAGTGGCATGGATACCACTGGTGTTGAAAATGCATTGGCAGTTCTTAAAAAGATGGGAAGAGAGTCAAAGAAAAATGTGTTCTTAATATCACACAAAGAAGAATTACAGGGAAGAGTAAACAACGTTTTATATGTAGTAAAAGAAGGAGGTTTCACAAGTTATAGTAATGACATAGAAATCCTCGAGGAAACATGAAACTAGACATACATCTAGGCATCGAAGGTGACTTCACTATCAGTTATAATTTATATGACAATGATGTGAGTCGCCTTTTTTTAATGCGTATGTCTGGACAAGAAAACAAAGTTGTTAGCAGAACACAATTTTACAACTTTGGTGAAACACAAACACAAATAGAAGAAAAATTATTAGACATCAGTGAACAATTAAAAACATTAGGTTTGATAAACAGCACAAGTCAAGCAGACTTAAACATTTTGCATGAAAACTTTCCTAGGTTACATGATGAACACACAGGAAAAACACGTGAACTGTTAAGAATGTTTAACTATTATATACACCACTTAGAAGATATTAGTAGAGGATATAATGGCAAACGATTCTTATTTACATGTGAAGACAACGGAGTAGACTTGCCAGAAGAAGCATATGAAATGTTTACTCCAACTAAAGAATATGGAAAGTTGTATATGAACTATCCACATGTGGGTAAACATTTTATGGAACTGTTTGGCGACCAAGATGTAAATATACCACAAGAACAAATACAACTTACACATAAAATGTGTAATACTGTTTATTGCTGGTTTGGAGAAAACAAATTTACAAACAAATTAGAATTAGATGATTTAATGATAAACATGTTTATGTTTTATAGACAAATTGAACATAAACTTCCATACAAATGGAAAGACCCAAAACTTGCAATAGGCTATTTGCCACTAGGCGAACTAGACAAAGATATTGATGTAGATGACATTGCAAACAATAAGTATGTACACAGTTGGAGTGTATATGCGTAGTCCATGGATTTATGAAAAAGCAGTTGTAGATACTTTACCAGAGGATTGTGAAGCCTTTGTGTATCTTATCACTAACAAAAAGAACGGTAAAAAATATGTTGGTAAAAAACTTGCTAAGTTCAAAACTACCAAACCACCCTTAAAAGGCAAAAAGAACAAAAGGCGTGGTTACAAAGAAAGTGATTGGAAAGAATATTGGGGAAGTTCTGACCACTTAAAAGAAGATGTAGAAAAGTATGGAGAAGAAAACTTCATAAGAGAGATACTGCATTATTGCCCCAGCAGAGGCATTTCCAGTTACTTGGAAGCCAAAGAGCAGTTTGACAGGGAAGTGCTGTTAAACGACGAATACTACAACGGAATCATTAATGTTCGCATAGGCGGATCAGAAATTCTTAAGGAACATCTCAAAAAGAAATAACTACTTTCTGTAACAGGCAAAAAATCGACACCCAGTCAGACTAACACAGGCAAACACATAGGCTCCACACCACCCCGCCGAGGCAGATAATATCGGTATCCTTGAGTGGTCCATTAGGGCGACGGATCTGGATTGTGGACGGCAAGATACAAAAACGACACAGTATTAAAATGATACAGGCAATGAGAAAAAGCAACCTGTAAGCCAATAGGACTGAACTCTACAAGGTCTTAATGGTTTCCGTGAGATTAGTGACGGTAGTGTATGGGGACAGAAGGCTCACCGGTTCCTAGTAGCACCCGAGTTAGAGATGACGATTCTCATCATGATGACTTATTTTTTCACCCGGCAACGGGTGAATTATGACTCAACTATCATGATAACGGTAAAACTTTCCAACAAAGAACGATATGAATGAAATGAATGAGTTAAGCAGTTGGGAAAGACACGAAGTGTCTATAAAGTAGAAAGCATTTCAACTGTGTCTTTATAAGATAATCTCAAATTAACAGTATATAAGTAAAAATCTCTATTTAAGTTATGCTTGTTTGCTCCGTGTGATTTAGTCACATCCAATATCATCAACTCTCCAGGGTTTAACGACTTGTTATGCGAAGCATCTTCATGGATAATTTCTAAGGGCTCATCTTCTAGGTTAAACATAATATTGGTTTTTCGCGTCAATGGATTTTTCCAACCCATTAAGTGGTCATTGTGTAAATCTACTTTTTTGTCCGCTTTGACAGTTTCTATGGCAACACTATGTTCTTCTACGTTTAACGGCAAAGGTGTTACTTTTACAATTTGGTTTTGCAACGCAAGAGGCATATCGCGGAGCAAAAAAATGTGTTGCGCCATATAGTCACCGGTGTCGCCGCTTTGATGAAAAGGATTTTCTGTGCGGAAATTACTAATAGGCTCTATGAGTTCACGCATGGCGCCAACATCATAATCCCAATTTAAAATAGTGCTATACATTCTTCAAAAGTCCTTCTACCATTAACAGTCAAAAATTCAGCAATATGTTCGCTTTTGGAATTGTCGCAACCATGCATCTTTTGAGTGTTTAACACAAAATAATCACCAGGATTAATTGTTACTTCTTCCAACACATCATTGTTGCTATGCATAATAGTAGCAGGATATTCGCCTATATTGATAACTATATTGCTTTTTCTACCACCAATATCAATATGTGGGTCTAACGTTTCTCCAGGCATAATCCACTCCAAACCCATAAAATGATGTTCTTCTAATAACCATTGTTTTTTGAAATTTTCTGGT